CATCACTATCAGTTAATTCTTTAAAATATTGTTGATCTGTCACCCAAGCAAATATAAACAAACACGCAACCAGATCATCATTGCACCCATCATCAGCTTCATAAGAAGAACCCTTTACAATAAATGTGGATAGTTCTCTAATAATATCTAAATCTTCTACAATAAGTTTATTATCTTCAATTAATTGTTTAAGATTAGAACATCCTATTTTCTTAACTGCTTTGGTTGTCCTTACACCTAGTTGTGCTTTACCCCCACTGAAACCTCCTCCAAGCACCTGTCCTGACCTTCCTCGCATCGATGCCATGATTAAGTTATCATACTCTAAATCAAACTGCATAGTGTTGGCAACCTGTTCACCAATATCATTTACCTCTATAAGAACAAATGCTTGGTTATATGCACGAGCAACATCATAAATCTTCGCTGGGAATAGAAGGGGCTTTACTTCGTTGTCTCTATATTTTGCAACCACTCTGTATGGCATTTGTGATACATCAACCACAATAAATGCAGAATAATCATTCTGAGTTCCTCTAGCAACGTCAGCAGTAATAACATAAGTATGTCCTTCTTGTGGTACAATATGTACATCAAGGCCTGCATTTGATTGTATAGGTTCTCTGTAAGGTAATACTTTAAGTTTCTGTGAAGATATAAGAGTATTAATAGAACCAAGAAACTCACACTCAAACTCTGTTTGAAATTGTTGTAATGAGGTATTCTTAATAGTTTCCTTTTTCCATTCCTCATCACGGCCTGGAATCTCACTCCAATGCACCTCAATAGGTACATAGGTATTTCTTCCTTCTTCTGCATCTACCCACAATTTATAGAACATATTCATACCATGTGGTGTAGAAACAATCATCACTTTAGTAGTTTTACCAGATGATATAGTAGGATAAACAGAACTAAAGAATTGTTCAGCTACATTACTAGGAACGTAAGCAAACTCATCAAGGAATATAATATTATAAGAACCGCCACGAACCGCACTAGCAGAAGTAGAAGACGCAAGAATCTTCGAACCATTTTCAAGTTCCAAACTCCCTTTGTTCCATGACATTACTCCCTGTTGTAACCATTTCGGTAGATGTTCATAAGCAAGTTGTAATCTTCCTAATAAATCTCTTGCAGTTGCAGCCTTGTTCGCAAGGATAGCAACATTAACTGAATCATTAAATAAAACATAGTGTAGTAAGTAAGAAATGATAGTAGTCGATTTACCAGACTGTCTTGGTAGTTTACATATAGTAAAACGATTACTGTGGAACGTGCCTACCATTTCCTTTTGAAAATCATATAGATCAAAAGGAACAAGTCCCTCATCAAGAGAGACAATTTTTATATAGTTTCTGATAAAGTAAATAGGGTCTTTCATACATAATGAAAACTCTTCTACTTGTTCCTTTGTCCACTCTTGTTGGACATTTGCCTTTTTAAGATTAGGATTTCCCAAATATACAGCTTCACTCACTACCTTTTCCTTTTATGAGTTTTTGTAATTCAGCAGTAGAACCTACGAACAATGCATTAGTAACATTCTTAGGAGCATTATTAGGTACTTCTTTAAGTCTCTTCATCTTCTCTTGGAGATCACCTAATTTTTCGGTAACTTCTGCGACTTGTTTGATAAGATTTCCAGCAACCTCATATCCTCTTGGATGCTCTCCTTCCTTTGCAATCTCCAATATTCCGTCAATTGCAATTGAACCTTTTTCAACCAAGTTGTAAAATTGTTTTCTTTGATATTCATAATCTGCCTCTATCTCATCAGTTTCATTTTCAACTATGATAGGTAAAGCTTCAGATGTATCTTTATAGTTCCAAGGTTCTGTTTGTAATGTTTGTACATCACCAGCAACCCCAAGAGCTTTACTTAATTCTTTAAGGGGATCAGACATTATTTATCTACATCTGTACCCGTTACTGGATCAAAAACTTTAGCATCCTCAAAGAATGAGGTTGTCTCATTAAAACCAAAATCATCTCCAGCCTCAGCATTAGCAGGAGTTGGTGTAACTGTATACCTCTGTTCACGTTTAGGTGCTTTATCTGGTAAATCAGTGTATTGATCAACTTGTACTGTTTTGATAACAGATTGAGAAGTAACAGGACCATAGAGATAAAACTTTGCAGAAAAATCTAAGGTATAAATTATTGCTCGCCTTGTTTCAAAATCTCCCTGATAATTATCCTCATATGTCACACCATTCAATACAATAGGAACATCTCTCTTAATTCCCATATCAGCCATATCATTAATAGTAAGGGTATAATCTGGTTGAAAATAAGGAAGAATTTGTTCTATGATCTGTAAGGAGTCATCAGATTCTTTAGCCATCACATATAACTGTATACTTAAATTATAAGGAACAGGCATATACTGAGTATCAAGACGATCATCATTTGTACCTTTAACCTTTTTAAACTTCTGCACTCTATTGAGTTTTCTATTAGGATCATAAGAAAGATTTTGAATTTCAAAACCAATACGGGGTAAAGTGATAGCAACTGTCTTTGATAGATCAGCATCCTCATTTAAACGAGCAAGCCATTTCTGTTTTGGACCATAAGCAAGAGGAACTTTCATTGCTTGTTTTATATTACCATCATTGTCCTTACGAACAAGTTGGATATTATTAAATGTTGTTCCAAAAGCAATAATAACTTTCCTTATGCTTTCGTGATAGAACTGCTGACCTAACATTACGAATTACTCCCTACATCCCCAAATGGATTTGATTCACTAAAATCTAGTACTGTGTCATCAGCAGATTCAAACAACTCATTTTGAGCCCCTTGAATACCTGATGTTGTACCATCTCCTAATATATAGTCTTCTTGAATTAAGTATTCACTATTACCTGTATCTGCATCATTCTCAAGAAGAAGAACACCAGCAGATGTTGTCATATCACTGTCTTCGTAAACTACAAGCTCATCTGTATCATTTTCGTGTATAATACGTCCAGAATTATCTTCCATACTCATAGCATTAACTACAGCACTATCAGATTCCATTGTGAATTGATATTCAGAAGTAGATGTTGATAATGCATCTTGTATTGCATCTATAGCATCTATACCAGTATCAAGTTCCTCAGAAGCATAATCAAATAGGCGGCATCTTAATTTATATACTGGATTATTATCTAACTGAAAGAAAGGTTCATCGTGATCTACAAAGTTAACTTGAAACATCTTTTTGAGTATAGGATGATAAATTGCATCTCCCTCAAAAGGCCTATCTGAATCGGTTGCATCTGTTTCTGATATAATGTAGAAATCACTTCCCTCTAAATCTGTAGTAGTTTCAGCAAGTGTTCCAGCTTCCAATAGAATAGAACCACCCTCTTCTGCTGTAGTTCCGTCTACATCAATAGAAGTTCCTGCCTCTATTGTTATTTGTTTTGTGAGTTCTTGAAATCTTAATTTGTTTACTACGAAGGTTGCTTCACTTAAATTTTGTAAACCAAACTGGTTCATTATTTCTCGTTCACCAGCAAAACCTCCGTCTGCATTTTCCATATACATTTCTATTTTTGCAGCATCCTTAAATTTAGAAAGGGTATCTCCACCAAGAATAGAGTCTTCTGCAACAATAGTACGATCCATATAGTAAACATCATGGCCGTGTATCTGAATTGCTTCAGCAATTAAATTTGAATATAAACTTTGCTCTGTTGATATTGCAGCAACATTACTAGTATGAAAGAAAGAATTTACAGCCATACTATTATCCTACCATATAACTTACTGGTAACTCAAATGCTAACTGAATTTGATCCTCTAGTTTCTGTTGCTCATCTATTGCTTGGGTGTAAATAGTTTCACCGTTCATGGTAACACCACCCAACATTGCAACGCCACTAAACTTAGATAAGTTTGCACCCCATTGTTTTTTAATGAGAGAAGTCGCATACCTTTTGAGATATATGTCATCATATATGTCTGTGTAAGATGTTGGATCAACCTTACGATAGCACTCTATGATTATATGCTCAGTATCAGGTTCTATTTTATTCTGCCAA